GATCGTGTGTATGAGTGGTTTACTTATGGTGCACGCACGCGCTTGATGCCTCAGGGTAAGGTGGCTATTGTCCACACGCGTTGGCATCCGAACGATCTGATCGGCAAACTTGCTAAAGATATGGCACGCACTGATCTGGCGGATCAGTATGAACTGTTTGAGTTTCCCGCTATCTTTAACGAAAACACGGATGACGAGAAAGCTCTTTGGCCTGAGTTCTACGATCTTGAGGCGCTACATCGCACCAAGGCTTCGATGCCACTGTTTCAGTGGAACGCACAGTACCAACAGAATCCGACCGCCGAAGAGGGCGCACTTGTTAAGCGGGAGTGGTGGCGCAAGTGGGAGCGCGAAGACCCGCCACAGTGTGAGTACATCATCATGACGCTAGACGCTGCGGCTGAGACCAACAACCGCGCTGACTTTACCGCGCTTTTAACGTGGGGCGTGTTTTCGGACGACAGCCTAACGCAGAGTTGCGCCAACATTATGCTGCTCAATGCCATCAACATACGCGTTGAGTTTCCCGAACTTAAAGAGATGGCAATGCGTGAGTACAAGGAGTGGGAGCCTGACTCGTTCATCGTTGAGAAGAAATCCAACGGCACACCGTTGTTTCAAGAACTGCGGCGGTTGGGCATCCCCGTGCAAGAATTTACCCCACATCGCGGTACAGGCGATAAAATAGCGCGTATTAACGCAATATCAGATATATTTAGGTCTGGCATGGTGTGGTATCCCGAAGGGCACAAGTGGGCAGAAGCAGTCGTAGAGCAGGTTGCGGCATTCCCAGCATCAGAACATGATGACATGGTTGACTGTGTATCTATGGCGTTAGCCCGATTTCGTAATGGCGGATTTATTCGCTTGCCTACAGATGATATTGACGAACCACGAACATTTAGGCGCAAAGGCGCTTACTACTAAAGGCTAATGATGGATGACGAGCTTCTATCCGCGCTGACATATAACCCTCGCCTTGCGGCAAAGGGCGAACAGCGGCGCGAGCGCAATGCAGAAGTTGGCGACCCGTCTGACATAGCAGAACTTGTTGCGGGTTTTCATCCAGTTATGGGACCTGCATTATCGGCAAAAGACTTAAAAGAATCATATGATAATAACGATAAAGTAGGCATGGGATTGGCGGCGCTAGGGCTGCTTCCCGTTGTTGGAGGCGCAGCAAAGCCAATTGCCAAGGCATTAACCAAACCGTCTTACGAAGTATTTAAAGACATCCCCAACGCAACAACTTTTTTTAAAACTGGTAGAAACCCAGATATGCCATCGTTGTACGCACATATGGACGACACAACAACAAAAGCGTTCCGTGAGCCGTCTAATATGCGCGGAACCGGTTATGCAATGCAACCTCAGTCCGGTAAAACAATTTATGTTGCGCCGCAAGATTCTAATTTTATTGCGGGCTATTTGCAGAATCCAGACATGGCAACAAAAATTGTTCCTGAGATGGACAAAAATGGCAAAGCAACCGGCAAAATGTTTGTTGAACTAACGGAAGATTGGGGACCCAGAAAAGCAGGCGAAAAGTTATACGCAACATCGTACAAAACAAAACCGGAAGTTGGGCTTGCTCCCATGGAAATTTATAGTTCTGAAAGTAAAGTTGGCAGCACCGGAGGGGTTCATTTTGGAAGCAAAATTACAGAGGTTTTTCCAAAGCCACCGGCGGGACAATACGCACAAGGCGGCGCAATCAAAATGCCAGATAGCTACTCTAATGGTAGCTGGAAGTTAATCTAAGGATAAGTCATGGAAAAAGGTTTATACGCCGCCCCCCTTGGGATGGACGATCAAGAAGAAGAAGCCCTTGAGATTGAGATCGTTGATCCCAAGATGGTCACGCTATCGGATGGCAGCGTAGAGATTACCTTGATCCCTGATGCCAAAGAAGATGACGATGGTGAGTTTTCTGCCAACTTAGCCGAAACAATTGATGACGGTGAGTTGCAGTCACTCGCCTCTGAACTTCTTGAGCTAGTTGATGGCGATGTGAACAGCCGCAAAGACTGGGCAGATACCTACGTCAAGGGCTTAGACGTTCTTGGTTTTAAATACGAAGAGCGCACAGAGCCTTGGCAAGACGCCTGCGGGGTGTATTCAACCGTGCTTGCAGAAGCGGCAATCCGGTTTCAAGCAGAAGCTATGTCAGAGACCTTCCCTGCGGCGGGTCCAGTTCGCACACAGATTATTGGCAAGATTACACGCGAGAAAGAAGACGCTGCCAAACGTGTCGAAGCCGACATGAACTACGAACTCACAGACGTAATGGTCGAGTACCGCCCTGAGCATGAGCGTGCGTTGTATTCACTAGGGCTTGCGGGTTCTGCATTTAAGAAGGTGTACTTTGATCCTAGCTTAAACCGCCAAGTGTCAATCTACATTCCTGCTGAAGATGTGATTGTGCCTTACGGTGCATCACACATTGAAAGTGCAGAGCGCGTGACCCACATCATGCGTAAGACCAAGAACGAGGTTAAAAAACTTCAAGCCAGCGGTTTTTACTGTGACGTGGATTTGGGCGACCCAGAGACCTTTCACACTGACATCGAGAAGCGCAAAGCCGAAGAGGGTGGCTACACACTGGCAGACGATGAACGCTACTCGTTGTGCGAAATCCACATTGACTACTGCATCCCCGGCATTGATGATGAAGATGATCTTGCCAAGCCATACGTTATTACGATTGAAAAGAGTACCTCTACCGTTCTTGCTATTCGCAGGAACTGGAACCCCGAAGATGAGTTAAAACTCAAGCGTCAACACTTCGTGCATTATGTGTATGTCCCCGGCTTTGGCTTTTACGGCATGGGGTTGATTCATATCATCGGAGGATATGCTCGTGCGGGTACTTCTATTATTCGTCAGCTTGTTGATGCTGGCACTCTTAGTAACCTTCCCGGTGGTCTTAAGTCTCGCGGTCTGCGAGTAAAGGGCGACGACACCCCCATTGCTCCGGGCGAGTTTCGTGATGTAGACGTACCAAGCGGTGCGATCAAAGACAACATCATGATGATGCCTTACAAGGAGCCAAGCCAAACGCTGCTGACTCTCTTGCAAAAGATCACCGATGAGGGTCGCAGGCTTGGCGCAATCAGTGACATGAACATCTCTGACATGAGTGCTAACGCACCTGTCGGGACAACATTAGCTTTACTTGAGCGCACACTCAAACCGATGGCAGCAGTGCAGTCGCGTGTTCACTACGCCATGAAGCAAGAGTTCAAGTTGCTCAAAGCAATCATGGCAGACTACGCGCCTGATGAGTATGAGTACCAGCCAGACCAAGGCGAGCCAAAAGCTAAGAAATCTGACTACGCATTGGTTGAAGTTATCCCAGTAAGTGATCCCAACAGCAGCACAATGGCGCAGCGTGTTGTTCAGTATCAGGCTGTGCTGCAAATGGCGCAACAAGCCCCGCAGATTTACGACTTGCCACAGCTTCACCGTCAGATGATTGAGGTGTTGGGCATTAAAAACGCGGATAAGTTAGTTCCCACCACTGACGACCAGAAGCCAAAAGACCCCGTGTCAGAGAACATGGCAATTCTTATCGGCAAACCAGTCAAAGCGTTTATCTACCAAGACCAAGACGCGCATATTGCGGCACATACCTCCTTCATGCAAGACCCAATGATCGCCGCAGGCATGGGTCAGAACCCTATGGCACAGCAAATGATGGCAGCAGGTCAAGCCCACATCGCCGAACACATGGCATTTAGGTATCGCAAGCAGATCGAAGAGCAATTGGGTGTAACTTTACCCGCACCAGACGAAGAATTGCCAGAAGATATTGAAGTTCAGTTGGCAAGGCTCGTGGCAGACGCTGGTAAACAGCTTACTCAGGTGCATCAGCAAGAAGCCGCCCAACAGCAGGCTCAACAACAGCAGCAAGACCCGTTATTCCAGTTACAACAGGCTGAAGTTCAGATCAAGAAGGCTGATATTGACCGGAAAACGCAAAAAGACCAAGCAGATGTGCAGTTAGCTGTAGCTAAACTTGAATTAGATAAACAAAAGCTAGATGTTTCGGCACAAAACGAGGCAAATCGCCTTGCATCGCAGGACAAAAACGCAGAAAACAGCCAAAAACAGGCTGCAAATAGCCATAAATTGGACTTTTTAAAGACCTATATGGCT